CCTAACCAGTCAATGTTGACTAATGCTAGGGAAGATGCACAGGGTGTTCGTATGCCAACAGGCGACCCCGATACCCCATACGAATTTTTTGAAACCCACTTTTGGCACGACTTTGATGAAGATGGTTACAAAGAGCCATACATTGCTTACATCCGCAGAGACACTAGCAAAATCTATCGTATCGTTGCCCGTTACTTCGAGGACTCAATTGAATACCATAATGGCGAAATTATCCGTATTAAACCTGAACAGTACTTTACAAAGTATGGTTTTGTACCTAGTCCAGATGGTGGCTTTTATGATTTGGGATACGGTGTCTTACTAGGGCCTACGAATGACTCTGTAAACACAATCGTAAACCAGTTGATTGACGCTGGTACGATGAGTGTTACTGGTGGTGGATTCTTAGGGCGTGGCGTAAAGATTAAAGGTGGCGACTACACATTCAAACCACATGAGTGGAAGCGTGTAGACAGTACAGGCGACGACCTGCGTGCCAACATCTTCCCATTACCTATCCGTGAACCTAACCAAGTTTCCTATCAGCTATTACAGCTTCTGATTAACTATGGTGAGCGTATTGCGGGTGCAACCGACATTATGACCGGTGTAAGCCCTGGTCAAAATACTCCTGCTGAGACAAGCCGTAACACCGTCGAGCAAGGTATGAAAGTATTCAATGGTATCTACAAGCGTACTTGGAGAGCCATGAAAGAGGAATTCCAAAAGCTATACCGTCTAAACCAACTCTATTTGCCAAGCGAGCCAGTCGAGTTTGAATACAACAGCGAACTATCGTTTGTATTGCCCGACGACTATGCTATGGATATGAAGTTAGTAAAACCTGCTGCTGACCCTAACGTTGTTTCAGATAGTCAACGTCAAATGCAAGCACAAGCCGTATTACAGTTAGCCACATCTACAGGGGGCTTCAATATGTATGAAGTCCAAAAACGTTACTTAGACGCACTCAAAGTCTCTGCTATTGACCAAATTCTTCCTGACCCTAAAGGCCCTAACGCTATCAAGCCAGGCCCATCAGAGAAGATGCAAATAGAGAAGATGAAGAATGATGAGCGTCAGATGAACCATCAACTCAGATTTAAACTTGGTATTGCCAAGCTCATGCAAGAAGCAGAGCTACAACAAGCTAAAATCACTGAACTCCAAGCGAAAGCAGTTTTAGAATTAGAACAAGCAGATGGAGTCAAGTCTGGTCATGCGATTGCGATGTTGGAAGCCCAAATCGGTGCTAAGAGAGCACACGTAGATGGGATTATTAAGTCTATAGAAATGATGCAAAACCTAGAGAAAGAGGCAAGTAATGACGGAGCAGGAATTCAAGGAATGGAAAACATACCACGTAACTGAGGAAGTCTTCGCACATATTCGCAAGGCTAAATCAGAGGCTCAAGAAGCGTGGGCTAATCGGCAGTTCACAACTGAAGCAGACAACCAGTTTGCACTTGGTGGCGTATACGCTATCAATCAGATTTTAGAACTCGAATATGCAGACATTGCGGGGGTCTAATGAATACATCTGGATGGAAACCTACGGGTCACCGTGTACTCGTGCGGGTAGAACAAGTTGAAAGAACCACAGAAAGCGGCATTATTATCGCTGACATCACCGCAGACAAGGAACAGCTTGGTCAAGACAGTGGCGTCGTCGTCGAGCTTGGGAATACTGCTTATTCCGACCAATCGGAACCTTGGTGCAAAGTCGGTGACTACGTCAAGTTTGGACGGTATGCTGGACAACTCATCAGACCTAAAGAATCCCTCGACGGAATAGAGTACCGTGTATTAAACGATTTAGATATTTGCCTTACCAAAACTGGAGAAAATAAATGAGTGAAGAACAACAAATCGTTGCTGAAGAAGCAACAGTAGTAGCCGAAGAAGCAACAGATGTTGCAGAGCAACAATCAATCCCCGAGGTTGACGAAGAGACCCTAGCCGAGGCAAAACGCCAAGGATGGGTACCCCAAGAAGACTATAACGGCCCAGAGGACAAATGGGTTGACGCAGAAACCTTTGTAAAGAAAGGTAAAGAGATTAATGCTCTGTTGCGTAAGGACAATGACTTCCTAAAGCGTGAAGTAGCTGAAATGAAGACCACAATGATGGAATTCAAGAAATTTCATGCTGACACAGAGAAACGTGCCTACGAAAGAGCTATGGCTGACCTTCGTGAACAGAAGAAAGAAGCTATTTCTACTGGCGACGGTGACAAGGTATTACAGATTGATGACGCTATTGACGAACTCAAAGCCAATAAGCCTGAGCCTGTAGCCCGACCAACCAATCAGCCTGACCCTGTATTCGTACAGTGGAATGAGGATAACAAGTGGTTTGGTACGGACACAGAATTGACTGAAGAAGCCAATTTGATTGGTGAAGTTATCAAGCGTAAGCAGCCAACCCTAATCGGTGAGGCATTCCTTGATGAGGTTACCAAGCGTGTCAAGAAGGCTTATCCTGAGAAATTTACTAATGCTAACCGTGGTCGCCCATCTCCTGTAGAGGGAACAACCGCACCTAAAGCATCTGCAAAGGGTGGAAAAGGCTATAACGACCTGCCTCCTGAAGCTAAAGCAGCGTGCCAAAAGTTTGAAAAACAGGGTCTCATTACACGTGAGGCTTATTTAAAAGAATATTTCGGTGAATAACTGTTGTATTTATAGTAAAATCCCTTAAAATAAGTTAGGAGTAATATAATGCCAAGAGTAAGCAAAGAAGCACAAAGTAGTCCTGAAACATTAGTTCGTTCGGTATCTGAACGAGGAACCGAGACAGTTCGTTCACAGGCTCAACGCCCAAGACGTAATTCGATTGGTGTTCCAAGACTAACTTTGGCAGTAAAGTTCGAAATTCCAGGTCATCACCTTTGTTGGATGAATGATGATGGAAACGTCGAATCGGCACTAGATAGCGGATATGAGTTTGTCACAAGAGGTGAGACAGAGTTAGAGGATGGTGTAACACCGTCAAACGTCGACATGAGTGACAGAATCAAACAAAAGGTAGGAACTACACAGCAAGGCGACATCTTATACGCATACTTGATGAAGATTAAGAATGAGTGGCATGAGGAAGATATGGCTACCATCGAAGCTCAAAATAAACAAGTTGAAGATGCGATTGCTAGTGGAAATATTAATGGAGCCGTTGGTCAAGATGGGCGTTACAACGCTGGCATCTCGATTAAGCGGACTTAAACTTAATTTATTGGAGCTTTTTTAAAAATGGCAAACCTTAATGCACCATTTGGCTTTTCAGCCGTGATTTATGGTACAGGTAACCCAGGCAACCAACAACAACGTGTTTACTATGTTCCATCGACTGATACCTCTGCGTATTACATCGGTGACACAGTTTACACAGTTGACGGTGGTGATGCCAACGGTACACCTGCAGTAGCAAAATGTGCGTCTGGTCAGACACCTCGTGGTGTTGTAACTGGCGTATTGCTTGCAAACCCTAACAACCCTTCAATTCAAGGTACAAACATTGACTTGACGACTACTAGCGTTCCTGCTTCTAAGTCACAAGCCTATTACCTTTTTGTTAATGATGACCCAGACCAAGTTTGGATGATTCAAGGTGACAGCACTACTTTTGCAACAACTGACATCAACAAGAACGCATCCTACACTGTAGCTGCTCCTTCTATTTCTAATCAGATGTCTGCAACTGTATTAACAGGTACCACTACATCTTCTACAGCAGTATTGAAGATTGTTGGAATTGAACCAATCCCAGGCAATAACTTGGGGCCTTATGTACGCTTCTTCACTCTGTTCAATGAACATGAAATGTTGCGTCCATCTGCTGGCATTTAATTAGGAGAATAAAAAATGGCTGGTGTAATTACTACTGGTTCGTTTCCAAAAGCACTGTGGCCTGGTATCAAGGCTTGGTGGGGTCGTTCATACAATGAACATCCTATCGAATACACAGACTTGTTCGACACGACCACATCTGACAAAAACTACGAAGAGTACGTCCAAGCTACTGGCTTCGGTCTTGCTCCACAAAAACCACAAGGTCAAGGCGTTGTTTACGACTCTGAGACTCAAGGTTTTGTAACTCGTTTAACCAACGTTGCATACGGCTTGGGCTACATCGTTACCCAAGAAGAACTTGCTGACAACCTCTATGAAGTTGTTTCCAAGCGTCGTGCTGCTGCTAACGCTTTCTCTATGCGTCAAACCAAAGAGAACGTTG